TGCCGAGACCAAGATCGAGGACATGATGGTCGAAGGCGGCTGGATGGATGCGCTCGACCAGTTCATCGACGACATGATGGTCTTCAAGACCGCGTTCATGAAGGGCCCGGTCGTGCGCAACACGCCGACGCTGAAGTGGGTGCAGGGTACCGACGGCACCTTCCAGGCCCAGACCACCTCCGAGCAGAAGGTCGAGTGGGAGCGCGTGGACCCGTTCAACATCTACCCCAGCCCGCACAACAAGAACGTCCAGGACGGCTACCTGATCGAGCGCCACAAGCTCTCGCGCACCAACCTGAACTCCATGATGGGCGTGGACGGCTACAACGATGACGCGATCCGCGCTGTGCTCGACGCACACGGCTCGGGTGGCCTGCACGAGTGGCTGAGCATCGACAACCAGCGTGCGTCCGCAGAAGGGCGTGACAGCCTGGCAGCCGACCAGAGTCGCTCGGACCTCATCGACGCGCTCCAGTACTGGGGCTCGGTCAGCGGCAAGATGCTGCGCGAGTGGGGTATGACCAAGGAAGAGGTCACCGACGAGTCCAAGGAGTACGAGGTCGAGGCCTGGTTGATCGGCGGCTACGTCATCAAGGCGGTCATCAACCCCGATCCGCTCGCCCGCCGCCCGTACTACGCCGACGGCTACAGCCGCATCCCGGGTGCGTTCTGGCACAACAGCTTGTTCGACTGCATCCGCGACTGCCAGGACATGTGCAACAGCTCGGCTCGGGCGCTGGCCAACAACCTGGGCATCTCCTCGGGCCCACAGGTGTCGATCAACGTAGACCGCATCCCGCCCGGCGACAACCTGACGGAGATGTACCCATGGAAGGTCTGGCAGGTCTCGAGCGACCCGATGGGTTCGTCCGCTCCGGCCATCGACTTCTTCCAGCCCAACAGCAACGCCGACGTCCTCATGGGCGTGTTCCAGAAGTTCAGCGAGCTGGCCGACGAGTATTCGGGTATTCCCCGATACATGACGGGCCTTGCAGGCGGCGCGGGCGGGGCAGGGCGCACGGCCTCTGGCATGTCGATGATGATCGGCAACGCCTCCAAGCAGATCAAACAGACCATCAGCTCGATTGACATCCACGTCATCGCGCCATCGGTCGAACGCGCCTACCAGTGGGTGCTCCAGTACGACCCGGATGCGGACTTGAAGGGTGACCTGAAGATCGTGGCCCGTGGTGCGCTGTCGCTCATCACCAAGGAGTCCGCGCAGGTCCGCCGCAACGAGTTCTTGCAGGCCACCGGCAACCCCATCGACATGCAGATCATCGGTCTGGAAGGCCGTGCCGAGCTGCTGCGCGAGGCGTCCAAGGCGCTCAACATGAACCCCGACCGCGTGGTTCCGAGCCTGTCGGTCATCAAGCAGCGTGCCGCTATGGCCCAGATGCAGCAGATGCAGATGGCCCAGCAGCAGGCCGGGATGGGCGGAAACGGCCAGGAATTGATGGATGGGGCACCAGTTACTGACAATTTTTCGCCCGCGCCCCAGTAAACACTTGACAAGTTTCTAACTTACCGTTGTAGAATCGCCACACATGGACCGAGAAGCTGAATTTGCCTTGTTCACCCGCCTGGCGCGGGAGCCGAAACTCAAAGAGTGGCTCACAGGGAAACTCGATGCCGAACTCGCTGTCCTGGTAGTGGCAGAGGATGTGCGCAAAGCCCAAGGCAAAGCCCAGCTTTTGAAGCAGATGATTGATCTGTTCGACGCAGCCCGAGCGAAACTCTGAATCCCAAGCGGCTGATTTCCAGCCGCTTTTTGCAACCTGAGAAACCCGATGGGTACAGGAGATTATTGATGGCATTGCCCCGTTCTATTCAGGCTCAAGTCGAGCAAGCTAACGCCGTCCTGGCACAGGCTAACCCCCAACCCCAGGAACCCCAGGCAGAACTAGCGCCCGACGCTCCTGAAGCCCAACAGCAAGCGCCTGAGCCAACGGCCTCTACGGAGACACCGGCTCAGCCCACGCAACCGCAGCAAGACGTCTGGGAACACAAGTACAAGACCCTCCAGGGCTTGTTCAACCGTGAAGTCCCAGGCCTTCAGAACCAGGTCAAAGACCTGCGCACACAGCTCGAAACGGCTGTGAACCGTCTGAACGAAGCCGCAGATGCAAAGGCCAAGCCGAGCGAACCCGCAGCACCGGTGGCAGACCCCCGCGACGTTGAGAACTTCGGTTCCGACTTGGTGGAGATGGTGCAGCGCACCGCCGAGCGTTTGTTCGGTCGCGCTGCAAGCGAATTACAAGGACAAGCAGCTCGCTTTGAGCAGCGTCTTGCGCAGCTAGAGCAGGCCCTCCAGGGCACGCACGAAACTGTCGCACTGACCGCCGAGCAGTCGTTCTTTGATCGCCTGACGAAGATGGTTCCTGACTGGGAACAGATCAACGCGAATGACGCCTTCCTGGCGTGGCTCGCAGAGGTCGATCCGGTCTACGGGCACCCCCGCCAGTCGGCCCTGAACGCCGCCCAGCAGTCGATGAACGCTGATCGCGCATCCGCCGTGTTCAAGGCATTCGCAGCCACTCAGCCAGCCGCTCCTAAGCCCAACGCCGTGGCCAAGCAAGTTAGCCCGAAGGCTGCTGCAACCGCAGCTCCTACGCCGCAGACGAAGCCCATGCTGACGCAACAGCAGGTGGTCGATTACTACAACGCCAAGCGTCGTGGTGAGTACCGCGGACAGGAAGCTGAAGTTCAGCGCATCGAAGCAATGATTAACCTGGCTATCTCCGAAGGACGCGTTCAGTAATGAACTAGGCCGGTGGCGGTAGCAGCAAACAACCCCTTTTTTCTTAGGAGGCCAAAATGGCTGCAATTTTCCCCGTCACCGGCGCACAAGCCGCAGGCAACCTCGGTACCACTGACTCGTACTCTGGCAAGTTCATCCCCGCCGTTTGGTCCGCCAAACTGGCTGAGAAGTTCTATGCCGCATCCGTGTATGGCGAGATCGCCAACACTTCGTGGCAAGGTGAAGTCGCCTCTATGGGCGACAAGGTGTACATCAACACCGCTCCTACCATCACCATCAGCAACTACTCTGCTGGTACGACCCTCGCCTATGAGGTGCCGACCCCCAGCATGCAAGAGCTGTTGATCGACAAGGGCAAGTACTTCGCCTTCCAGATCAACGACGTGCTCGAGTACCAGGCCAAGCCTAACTTGATGGACATGTTCGCTGCTGACGCAGCCGAGCAGATGCGCATCGCCATCGACTCCAACGTTGTGTACAACACCTTCTCCAGCGGTGCCGCCGCCAACAAGGGTGCTACCGCCGGTGTGAAGTCCAGCTCCTACAACCTGGGCACCGACGCCGCTCCAGTCGCCCTGACTGGCTCGAACGTCCTGACCAAGATTCTGGAGATGGCTTCCGTGCTGGACGAGCAGAACGTCCCCGAGTCCGACCGCTACCTGGTGATCGACCCCGCCACTCGCACTTTGCTGATGCAATCCAACTTGGCCCAGGCCCAGTTCATGGGTGACGCCACCAGCACCGTTCGTAACGGCAAGATCGGCACCATCGACCGCTTCACCGTGTACGTGACCAACCAGTTGCCCAAGGCCGCTGCTGGTACCGCTACACCCTGGATCAGCGGCGACGGCGCTGAGAACACTGTGACTTCGACTGGCACCGTGCTCAAGCGCCGCGCCCTGATCGCCGGTCACAAGTCCGCCATCACCTTCGCATCTCAGATCACGAAGATGGAAACCGTGCGCAACCCCAACGACTTCGGTGATTTCATCCGCTCGTTGAACGTGTACGGCTTCAAGGTCGTGAAGCCTGAGTCCCTGGCTCTGTTGATCGCAGCCTGATAGCACAAGGGGGGCCTAAGCCCCCCTTGCCTGTTAGCTGTTGATGACACAGTGTTAGTAGGTTAGAATGGCCCGGCCCTTCGCCGGGTTTTTCATAGGTGGTGCCGTGGTCCCAATCAGTGCATTTTTTCCGCGACTGTTGCCCAGCGTTGTTGGGTGCCCCGAGCCGCTCGCGCAGCAGGCTCTGCTGGACTCCGCCATCGAGTTTTGCAGCCGTTCGCTCGCCGTCACGACGACGCTCGACGCAGTAACGCTGCGTGAAGGCCTCGCCTCCTTCGAGGTCGAGACGCCCGTGAACACCAGCATCGCCCAGGTGCTCAACCTGTGGTTCGACGGTACCGAGATCGAAGCGGCCCCCTACGCCCAGGCGACAAACATGTCGGACACCTTGGGCACACCTCGCTACTTCTATGGCGAGGACATCGACGAAGTATTCAACATCACCCTGCTGCCCGCGCCTGACCGCACGGTTCGCAGTGGCGTGATCGTGCGTGCGGCATTGAAGCCCACACGCGCTGCGACGACCGTCCACAACGTCTTGTTCGAGCGCTATGCGCAGGCAATCGTTGACGGTGCGCAGGCCATTCTGCTGGCCATCCCGGACCAGTCGTTCTCAGACGAGGCCAAGGCTCAGGTCATGGCCGTTCGGGCCCGGTCGGGCGCAAACCACGCACGCACGGACGCCATGCACGGGCGCGTGCAGTCATCTATCAGCGTCAAAATGAGGGTCTTCTAAATGTCTATCGCAGCACAATCCATCGTTCGCCGCGTCGTCGAGACGCTCCAAGACAACACCTCGGTCCGCTGGCCCGTCAACGAGCTGGTGCGCTACCTGAACGACGGCCAGCGCGAGATCGTGCTGTACCGCCCGGATGCGATGGTGACGAACGCCGCCATCTCGCTGGTCGCAGGCTCCAAGCAGGTGCTGCCCACCAACGGCACGAAACTGATCGAGATCGTGCGCAATACCGCTGGCACCAAGCGCTCGGTGCGCTTGGTCAACCGCGAGATTCTGGACTCCCAGGCCCCCAACTGGCACAACATCACTGGGTCCACGGAAATCCTGCACTTCATGTACGACCCGCGGGACCCCAAGATTTTCTACGTCTACCCGCCTGCTGCCGCCTCCGGCGCATCGCTGGATGCGGTGTACGCGGCGCTGCCCACCGACGTGACCGAGCCTGCTGATGGCGCTCTGTACACCGCCGTGACCGGCAACATCAGCGTGCCGGACATCTACGGCAACGTGATCCAGGACTACGTCTTGTACCGCGCCTACAGCAAGGACAGCGAGTACGCGGGCAACGCCGCCCGAGCCCAGGCTCACTACGGTGCGTTT